ACAGCTCCACACCATAAATACATCATCTGTTGTAATTTCCTTCTTATCAGTTTTATCCAAATGCTTATTAGTATAGTTACATACTTCCTGTTTACACCATTCTAAAAATTCTTTTTCATTCATTTAATGTTTCTCCTCTAATCTTCTATCCTATTAATTCCATATTGAACAGCTACTTCATGTTCAATTTTACAACCTCTTGCATTTCTCCAATCTCCACCAAAATAAGCAATATCAGCTTGACTTAAAAGCTGTATAGATTTTCCTAGATACCATACTGGAATTGACTTGTTAACTTCTCCTGGATATTTCGATATGAAAGAATCTATTAACTCTATTGGTTCTCCTATAGTTTTTTCTGCTTTAATACGAATTTCTTCCCTTGTTTTTAAAATTTCTTCATCTGTAAGACCCCTCATTGGTTGAGATATAAATAACTTTTTCACTTCTCTTTTCCTCCTTAGTTTTAAGCATAATAAAAGCACCTACTTTTAACTAAGTAAGTGCCTAATTAAGCAAATGGTGAATTTGCTTTATCTCTTAATATTTCATTTGTTATTTTAATATATTCTTTATGAGCATCTTTTACGTTTTGTGGCGCATCTTCTCTTATTGTAGCCTCTAAATAATCACCAGCATTCCCCATAATAATGTATGGTTCAAATATCTTTGTTAATTTACGCGTTGTTTCATGTCTTTTGTCCACAATCATCACGATTTTTCAACTCCTTTTATATACGCTTCTATAAATTGAACTAATTCTGTTTTGATATTTCCTTTAACACTGAAATATTCTGCAATAATTTCATTAACCCTATTAATCCCAATATAACTATCTGCTGCATATCCACTTAATTGGTTTTCAATAAACCTATTAGGCATTGAAGATTTACTTAAGATATAATTCTGAATTCCATTATCAAACATTTCTTTAGCATTATTATAACCCACTCCTTTTTGATTTTCAATTAATTCCACTAAATCATAATGATATTTATGTCCTAATTCATGCAGAAGTGGAGAGTTTGATTCTACGCTTGCAAAATAACCTTCTTTGCTTTTTAAATATTTTGATATCTTAGAATCTGTATCATACTTACTATTTATAAATACTGTATTAACTTCTCGCTTATAACCTCCAATAGCATTTTGAGGTAAACCATTTTTTTCGAAATTTATAATTGACACTCTTGGCAGTTCAAACCATGCAGGTAATCCACTTTTAATATTTTTAAGTTTTTTTTCATATAATCTTACTGCTTTATTTTTCTTTGTTGCATCAATATCCGTCCACATGTTAAATCTACTATTAGATACTCTTTTTTCATTTATCGATAAGTTTCCCAGTTTAAATTCTCTTTCTTCTCCAAATTGTGGAACGAACCTACTGGACATATAATCAGTTTTATCTAAAATACTCTCATCATCTTCAATAGTATAGAAACATCTGCATAATGGATGTTTTGGAATTTCTATCTTACCTTTAAAATCAAACACTCTATCATGGTATTGCCCACAATCAGAACATAACCTACTATCTAAAGTTGCATTATACCTTACTTTTTTAACCCCTGTTTCTTTACAGAATATATCAAATGCATTAGCAGAAGATCTATTTACTTCTGTTTCTACAAGTCTTTTTGTATTATAAGCACCAGTATTATAAGTTTTTTCTATTTCTTTTTTTATTTGATTTACATTTACTTTTCCATTAAGAAAAGCATTAATTTGCTTATGAAGATATTTAGCTGTTTCCTGCTCATTTTCCCAAACTCTTTTCGAAAAATGTTTACCTTTAAAATTATCTTTCACAATCTTCTTAACATCTTTTAAATTGGCATTATAGTTATAAAAATTAAAAGTTTTATTAACCGTAGAACTAAGGATATCATTAATTATATCAATCTGATTCTTACCAATATTCTTATGACCATTTAAAATTAAACTAGACATCTTTTTATAATATTTATCCTTATCACTCTTCCCTATACTCATTACCCCATCAATAATAGTATAAGTAAGCATAACCATTGCTATTTCCTTTAAAAGTTCATTTCTAATATTTTTCTGCTCCTTATAAATTTCTTTCAACTGTTCATTAGCTTCATCATAAAGACTTTCAATAAATTCTTCTTCATCAATCATTATCAATCACCTAGATTATTTAAATCTATTGCAAATTCTTCTTCTTGCTCTTTTTTTACCTTTTCAGCTTCAACTACTTTATTATTAATGAAACTAAATCTACCTCTAGCAGTATCTTTAGAAATTATCCCATCAGGTACCTGACTAAGCATTTGAGCAGTTGCTAAATCATCTGAAGGAATATTTGGAGTATAAAGAGCTTTAATATCTTTATAATCATAAATTTTATTTTTCTTCAAATCCAAATATATAAATAAAAATCTTAATCTATTTTTAACAATATTCCTATGTGCCTTAATTTGAAGATTACACTTGTTTTCCAAAACAATAAGTCTAGATCTTAAAGTTATACCTGATAAATTACTTTGCAATTTTTCATTATGGTTTATATGACAAGCTATTTCGTACATAGTATCATGATATCTATCTAAAGTATTCTGAATAAATGTATCATTTATATTTTTGATTAACCAATCTGCACTAGCACCTTTACCTGGAAGTTGTAACACTCCCAATCTCTTCATTTTAGGAATATCATCATTATCAATTTTACATCCAATAAATTTTAAATAAGCATTCCTAAAATCACTTATTTCATTACCAACATCACTTAAATTTGTCTCAAAAGCATCTTGAAGACCCTTAATATCCTTATATAAACTATCACTTTCTTTTTCATAACTTAAAATTCCAATACTAACAGGCACTTCTTTAAATAAATTTTTACTTGGTGATGCTATTTCTTCAAATTTATCATTAAAATGATATATATAATTCTCCGTATAAACATCAATATTATTATGTTGTTCAAAATCATTTTTAAATGTATGAATAAAGAATAAAACCTTTCCTGAAGAGCTATCCTTATATGCATATCCATCACTAGGTTTTATAATTTTACTACAAAAATCTGCTTTCTTATCTATATAATAAAGTTCATAGACTTCCGTAAATATTAATAAATATTTCATTAAATCAGTATCATGAAGTTCATCCCAATGAGCTGTATAATACTCTATATCTTTTACTATATTTGTATCATCTGTCCTTGATTCATAAGTTATATCATTTCCTAATGTATAAGCAACTTCTTCTTTTATAAATTTCTTAATGTAGTTAACATTTACTTTTAAATTTGATCTATCTGTAACAAAAAGATATTTTCTGATAGCATCTGTATCACCCTTATAATAACGATACATCTTTTCATAAATATTTCTAAATACATGATAACTACCATAAGCCTTTTTAACTAACTCTAAATGTTCATAATTATGCAAATCTAATCCAAATTCTTTTTTAAACAATTTATTTATCAACTTATTTAAATTCAATATTTCACCTCCTACAACCCAAAGAATCGTCTATCTAGTATTTCAACTGCTTCAACAATTTCTATATTATCAATACGATTATTAAATTCAGATGCAATATCTGGCGCATCATCATGAATAGAGAATTTTTGCCCTCTAAAATCTAAAATTTGACTTATAAATTCATCATCTTCTTCAGCAAATATAATTTGACCTTTATTCATATAAGGAATAATAGTAGAAATTTTATCATCCTTATTTTTTCTTTGAGCTTCATTTATTATTTCTATGTCTCTGCCTCTTAAAGTTAAGTCAGCTTTGATTTTATTTTCTAATAAATTAGCATCTGCTCCATTAAATGTGTTCTTCTCTATATAAACATGAGTTATATCTATATATTCTTTTATCAACTCAATCATATGGTCCACGTACTTATCAAAATCTGTTCTTGCATTAATCCTTGCAAGTTCAGCTTTTCTCGCATATTTTAAATTATTATCAGCTTTAGATCCTACCAAAAAAGCACTATAGTCAGATTTTTTATTATTAGTTGCTGCTGGATCCACTAATAACATAGTTTTTATAAAATCATGTCTTTCTATTTCTTCTCTTTTTTCAGTAGCAACAGTTTTAAACCATTTTTCTCCTATACTGTCTACATCTCCTTGAACTTCTTGTTTAAAGGATGATGGATTTTCGTAATATTGAATGGCCATATCAAGACAATCCCAAAACTCTTGCCATAACAAAGGATATTGCATTTCATCTTGGTGTTGATAATAAAACTCCTTAGCATAATCTAATGATGCACTTCCATATTTTTTAGAATTAAATAGAATCTCTTTAAAATTCAACCAAAGTCCTTCATTAAAGAACTTATCAACATTATCTATAAGAACACCTTTTTCATTTTCAAATTTCCATGTTGGCTGATTCATCAATCTACTATAAAAACATTCTTTATGTTGTAATGTGCCTAGTGCTATCATCACAGTACCTTTTTTAACTAGTTTTCCTTTTCTATAAAGTGGCTTTTGAATAGCAAATTTAACATCTTCACTAAATCTCTTCCACTTTCCTTCTCTAGCTTCATGAGTTTTAACATCTGATTCTGATTGATAATCATCTAGAATTATAAGTTCAGGCCTTCTATTTCTATACTTTCTACCTCTCATAGGTGAAGCTGAAGGTATTGCTTCTATCTTAGAAAAATTAGTTAATTCTAATTCTGAAGTATTACATTTAAAACTCTTATCTCTATCATCTAATAAAACTCCAAATGAATTCTTTAATAGTTCATTTTCTAAAAATTGATTTTTAATATCTGCAATAAACTTTTCAGCAGTAGATCCTATATCAGAACATATCAATGTATATTTTATATGGCCATAAGCATGAACCCATATAACCGGTCCGGTATTTCCAAAAACTGATTTACCTGTACCTCTTGGCAATATTCTACCTAATTGATTGTGACCTTCTCCTATAATAGCTTCCTGAATATCTTTCCATAAATCTTCATGAACCTTTGCATGAGGTGCTGCTGCATTATCATCTTTTGGATAATAGATGTCTTGTAAAAAATACAAACAAAAAAACTCTAGATTAAATTTACCTAACTGCCATGCTAATCCATGGAATCCAAATAAATTGCTAGAGTTTTCTATAAACATTTCATCTGTTCTTTCCTCTGCCTCTTTATCATTTAAGCCAGCTTCTAGAAAAGTCTTATTAAGATAGTGATAAAGTAAGAATTCATTTCTTTCATTATCACTATCGAATTCTAAAGGCAATCCCACTTTATCACCACCTCCTGGTTTTTAAAATTTGTTAGAAAAAGTGTGGAACTGGTAGCCGCAGTATTCCAAATATTGTATTTTAGAACCTACCCCCATATTTATTTATGCATAATAGTAATTAAATGCTTAATTATATAACAATTTCGCTTTTGCTTTTTATTTTTTTCGCTAAAACTTAATTTAGCGAAGTTCGTAAATTAAATTATTATATATATACTAAAGCTAGTTATATCAAGGTCTTCAAGCATTATTACCGCCTTTTAATTTCAGTTTTATCCTTTCAACAACTGCTTCAACTTCATTAATTTGCCCATCATTCTCACTATTTCCCGAGTTTCCAGTGTCTATTACTTGGGAAGTTCTTCCTAAAATCCTATCTATTAGATATTGATTTGCAGCTAAACATACTCTTTTATCGCTTTTATCATTAGCTAATTCTTTTATATTTGAAATAAATGTGGTTAAATCTTTCAAGATGTAAGCATTTCCCTGGTTAATTATCCCTCGCTTACGCCTGTCCAGCTCTGCCTTGACAGTAGGCTTACCCATCCAAGCATAAATAGTATTTCTAGTAACACCTATAGTCTTAGCGATATCCGTTATATTCTCGCCCTCTATAAGCATAGTAATCATTTGTATTTGTTCTCTTGTTACTATTTCCTGTTTATTCTTTAAGAACTCTTTAGCCATCTACACACCCCCTCTGATATATACACATAATAAAAGACACTTGTATAGGCTAAATCTTCTCTAATTAGCTTCTACAAATGTCCTAACTAACAATTTCTATAATACTATAATAACACGTTTAAAACCTTAATATTTAAACCAGTCTTAAACAAAGTTTAAACAAAGTTTAAGAATAATATATTTGATATCTTATTTACTATAATTCTTTTCAATTCTGATACATATTCTTCAGTTAAATCTAACTTAGCAGCTATCATTCTATTATTCTCTTTATTAAAGTATCTCATTTGAATAAGATTCTTTTCTCTATTTGTTAAATCAGTTAATGAATTTTCTATCTTCATAATTTCAACTTCTTTAAGCTTTTTCATATTTTCTAATTTTTTTATTCTCTTTTCTTTAATTACGACTTCATTCTCTACACTTGAATTAAACTTATTAGTAGATCCAGTTCTTTCTTCATATACTATTGCACCAACACCTTCATATTGACTTTTTAAAAGTTCTAAATCTAATTCTATATTTCTAATTTCAGCTTTAGTTTTATTAAAGTTGTATAACATAGCCTCTGTTTTTTTATATAAACTCAAGATTATTCACCTCTTTTGTTTCATTTCTAATTTTTTTATTATGCTTTTTAGTCAATTTTTATTGATTTTTTCTAATAAATTAGCCTTTTCTGACTCTAATTTTGCTTTTTCTGTCCATTTTTTATTAAAAATACATTTTTTAATTTGCTTATCTATTTCTTTTATTCTATCTCTCCAAACCTTGTCCCAGTCTACTCTCACGGTACTTTACTCCTTCTAATTTTTTATATTATGTTACACTTCATGTTACATTTATTTTTTTAATAGTAACCACTTCAAACCGTTGATATTACTAGCTTTGGAACATTGGTTACAAAGTTACACTTTTTTTAAATTTATATGTATATATAGAGAATATATAATATATATATTTTTTTCTTATATATATATATATATTTATGTAACTTTGTAACTATTATATATATATATAGTCTCAGGCTAGATATACTGTCATTTCTTGTGGTTACACTTTTGGTTACTTTTTTTTGAAAACTTGTAACTCTTGTAACCTTTTTTATTTTTTACAATTCTTTTATAAAGTTTTCTATTTGCTCTAATTTATCTTTAATAACCAATATGTCATGATTACTTCTTAAAACCTGCTGTGGAACGAATTTCAAAGCAGATTCAAAGCTTGTACAATAAGCTATTGGTTGCCAGTATTCTTTGCCTAGATTTTCTTTCTTGGTTAACTTACTATCTTCTACTATTTTTTGACTTTTACTATAAACTGCCTTTCATCTGTTTCTATCAAATAGTCTCCCGTATTTACTTTCATTTAATATCCTCAATCTATTTTTCATATTTTTTAATTACATACTAAAAAAACGCCGCATATTTCTTTGAATAATACGGCATTTTAAATAATTTTATATTCCTAATATTTTAATATAGTCAATTAATTAGTCAATAAACTATAGACTTTATTTATAGAGTCTTTATCATCAAAATTATCTGATATTTTAAACATTAATTCTGAAGCATTTTCATTTTGAAATACTTCTTTAAATCTTTCTTTGTCATTAAGCATAACTCTATTTATTTCAATAAACAATCCTGGCAAACTATATGCCCATTCATCATTTGGGATTCCATTCTCGTCACTTAACGCAAAATATGATTCTCGAGCGGCTATTATACTTGCATATTGTTCGGCATAAACTGTTTCATTATCTATATTTCCGCCATAACCAGCAAAATTTTGTATATTATCTCTTACCGTTTGGGTTAATTCTTTCTTATAATTATTTATCTTATTTTTTTGATAAAAATTATACCCTAATGAAAGTAAAAGTATCCCGACTATTAAACTAACTATAAATTTCGATTTATTTTTCAATTTATACTCCTCCAACTTAATCTATTAAAAATTATTATACATACATTATTTTTATCTTAGTTAGTTTATATTGTAACATAATTATACATTTTTTAAAAATACCATATTATTCAATTTTAAAAGATCAAACTTTATTATTTAGTTCGCAATATCATCAAATCCTGAACTCTTCCTTTCTAAAATATTTACTGTCTACTGCTCCACATTTAGCTACTTTACTAGTACTAGAATACCTACTCATTACTAATTTCCTTTATATCAATTCTTATAGTCTTATTTGCTTGTCCTAAATGGTATATCAAGGCTTCTGAACCATCTTCTAAGTTAACTTTTGACTTAGCTTTTATATTTAATTTTCTTGCCTGCTTTATTCCTTCCAAGTTTTTATTTATTTCTTTTAAATCTTTCTCAGTTATCATTATTTACACTCCTTTAAAATGGACACTCTGTTGTAGTTCCTTCGAATCTTTGCTCCGTTTCTGTTACTACTTCAAAAATTGGTTCTACTATCTCATACATTTTTAAATCTCTTAATTTTTCTATATCATATTCATCCATTCTTACAGTTTTCCAATTTCCATTAACCTGTTTCATCTTAGTTGGAATACTTTCATTTAAAATATAACCTGATTTTTTAGCTTGTTTTTTGAAGTCCTTCAGTTTTAAAGGAATAACATCTGTTCCAAATCTAGTTGTATGTTCATATAACAAATTAATCATTTCACTTGTTTTTATTAACACAACATTGTTTTTAACTTTAAAAACACATTCTGGATTTAATACTCTAGAATCCTCTAGCATTTGATTAAACGTTAAAAGCATGGTTTCCACAACTGAATTTACTTCCTGTCCATCTTCTAAAACTTCTGTTTTTATATTTTCTATTAAGAATTTTTCGAATCCCTTAAATTCCTTAGTTTCTAATTTAATTGCAAGTTTATTTAAAATTTGCATTCCACAATAAATATTAAGCGCAGTATTTAAAGGTCTATTGATTAATTCAGTTATTTTACTTTCTCCCAACTTCCTTATATCTGAATATTCTTCTATAGTAAGATTTAATATTATATCTATCAGACTTCTTCCCAATTTATTTAATAATTGTTGATTATCCATAAGCCATTTCATAGCTTTAGTATGTTCTAAAGTTCTTTCATTTTTAGAAAGATAAATTATACAACTTCTTTCTATAAGGGCCTTTTCATTATTAGCATAGCTTTCCTCACCTGCCATTATAATAGGTCTATCTAATTTAAATTCTGTTGTTTCAAGACTTCTGTTCCCTCTTGATACACTTGTCCCATCATAAGAGTTTCTTAATATTTCGCTTAATTTAGATATTTTAAAACGATCCAGGGCTGATGGTTTAAATTCTTCTAATAACAATGGGTAATTGCCTTCTGATAGACTTTTTATTATTCCAAAAGGACTTGTTAATCCGATTGATTTTATATCATTTTTATTAGCATTTAGTATAGGCGCTATTACATTATCTAATATTGTACTTTTTCCACTTCCACTCTCTCCTATCATCAGTAAATGATGCTGTTTATTTCCTATTGCTTTATTTTGATATATTGCCAGGTTGTTTATTACTGTTCCTATTATGCTGATAGTCTTTTCTGAAGTAGCAAATTTAAATAAGTGTTTTCTTATAGATTTAAATTCTTCTTGAGTTATTTCTTGAATATCTATTAGATTTTCTGCCATATTACCTTTGCACTTTATGCTTATATCTATACCTGAATCTGAAATAGCTCCATTACTTGTTGCAAAAAATAATTTCTTATCTTTTTCTATAAACTTAGCTCCGTTATGAATTTCTTCATTTTCTAAAGCAAAATATTTATTTATCCATATTTTAAATTCAGTCAAAGCTTTAATATCACCTATAAAAGATAAATCCATGGTCCCTAAAAAGTTTTTAAAAGATTTGGTATCATCGAATACAGTAGAAAATCCCGTTTTCTCAAATGTCTCTCCTGTATTAGACTTTAAAATCAATTTTATTCCTTCTTTATCTTCATCAATAAATTTCATTCTTTTAGCTTCAATTATTTTAAAATTTGTTATATATTCCTTAAAAAAATCATCATCCTTTCTATTGTAGATCCATTTAAAAACACCATTTAAATTTTGCTGCAACTCATATCTTGTTTTTAAATCCAAGCTTCTATTAAAGGCATTTAATAAATCCTTCTTATCATGTCCAAACTCTATCCAATCAGTAACATCTTTATTGTTTCCCAATGACTTTAGTCCAGGTAAATTAATAAACTTAAATTCTCTAGATGTCGTAAACAATTCATTGTAAATTTTCCATTTATATTGTTCTCCGGCTATCCCTGTATCGCTACACACGTAAATTCTGGCTCCCGTAAAATAACTTAATTCTTTAGTTATTCCTTTAAAGCTTGTGGCAACATAATTTTCATTTCTTAACAGTGAATTTATTGTATTCGCATCTTTCTCGCCTTCTACAACTACAATTGCATAATCTTTTTTTATTCCCTCTATAGTGTTATAAAGGTTATACGGAATTTCATCGTATCCTCTACTAGCCTTTACCTTTTCATTTTCAAAATGATAATAACCATGTTTCTTTTTTCCCTCTTTATGGTCCATAAATTTTGCTTTGAAATAAATTGGATCGTTATCTTTATTTACAAAAGTAAATATTCCTAACAAATCCTGTTCTTCCCTGTATTTAGTAAATTCCCACTCTATAAAAGACTTAACCTTGTCCTCTAATTGTTCTTTTTTGCTCTTATGTACTTCCATTCCTAAATACTTTTTAGATGCATTAAAATCTATACCTTTAAAATTTGATATAAAGTCTATTGCATCTCCACCCACATCACATCCAAAGCATTTAAATTTATATTTATTAATATTTGGATGAAACTTAACACTTAAGGAAGGTGTCTTTTCATTATGAAAAGGGCAAGGTATATATCCTTGCCTATTAAATTTATTACCAGTCTCTCTTTCTATTAACTCTTTTAAATTTATATCTCCAATATCCAAATAACATCACCTCCTAAAAGTTTTTAAATCCATTTATTCTTTCATCTTTTGTCATTTCCAAACCTGTAATATCCTTATATATAGTTTGTAATTTACTAAGCCTTAAAGCTATATCGTTAAAAAGCTTTAAATGTTTCAAACAACTTTCTATGCTTTCGTTTTTAAAATAAATTTCTGCATTAGAATTACGTTTAAGATAGTAATTATATTCTTTTTTTATCTCTATAATTTCATTCATATTTATTCCTGAATTTCTTCTATGTAACCCTTATGCTTAAGTACATTTCTAATAGAATATCTTAAAGTATTGTATATCTCGCTTCCAATCATAGACTTATCTATTGGCCTTATGATGGTACTAAATTCCCTTTCCAAACCTTTTATTCTTGCATATAATGTTGTTGGCTCATATTGGGCTCTGTAATTTTTATTTCTTATGTTTTCATCAAAATCTTTATCTTCCATAAATATAAAAAATTCAATGCCATATCTATTCATATTGGCAAATTCGTACTTGAGTCTGTTGTAATCAGTTTTAAGGACTTTTTCTAAATACTCTTTTCCTAATAAATCAATTATTTCTTTTTTAATCTCATTTATATTTGTTTTATTATCCTTAAGATTCATTGCAATTTCATCGATGCAAAATTTTCTCTCTATTGCTATATCATTTGTAAAATAAACATCTCTCTGTTGCCCTTTAAAGCTACCCGCTGGCAAGTAACAACTATAATCTCCATAGTCTAATTTTTGAGTTTTGTAAGGCTTCTTTTTCTTTTGGAGCCATTGTATTATATGGGCATTTGCTTGTTCTCTTGTATCTACTATAATTACCATTTTATCTAATATTTCTTTTATCTCTTTATCCGAAAATTTATATCTCAATATTTATTTTTCTCCTTTAATCTAATAAATTACTATACAATTGCATTCTTTAAAAAGGCATATCTCCGTCATCAACTGGTGTCATATCTTCATCAAAGTTTTTATTATCAAAGGTATTGTTAATTTTATTTGATGCATCGTTACCTTGTCCATTTCCTATGAATTCACACGATTCAACTATCACATCAGTTGTATATCTTTTAGTTCCATCTTTAGCATCATAGCTTCCGGTCCTAATGTTTCCTGTAATAGCTAACTGTCTACCTTTAGTAAGGTACTGTGCTATTACTTCCCCTGTTTTTCCAAAGGCTATACAATTTATAAAATCTGCTTCATCTTTCTTAAATTGTCTATTTACTGCTAAAGTAAATCGTGTTATTGCTGTTCCATTACTAGCGGCATAATTAAGTTCAGGATCCTTAGTTAATCTTCCAATAAGTATTGCTTTATTCATTTTATGCCTCCCTATGCTCTTCAATCAGATAACTTGCTTCTAAATCTGCTGTGTGAAGTAGTACCGCTGGTTTGCATAAGTTCCAAGCTGCACTAATAGTATTTAAATTTTCTTTTGGTTCATACCCTCCCATGTGCCACCTTATACAATACAATTCTTCTTTTGTAAGTTTTATAAAGGTTTGTAGTATTAAACAACTTTTCTCTCCATGGCCTAATGGATTTTGATCATCAACTGAATAATATGGAACTTGAATCCACTTCCCATCTCTTTTTACATTTCTTGAACTAACTACGTAATAATTAGCTTTACAAATATCATGTAGTAAGGAAGCGATTATTATGTTGCTTTCATCTAGTTCAATTTCATTGTCTTCACATTTTTTCTTAAATATTTTATATACATTTAAACTATGTTGACATAATCCTCCTTCATAATTGCTATGAAATCTAGTTGATGCTGGTGCTATGAAAAAATCTGTACCTTCTAACCACTTAATTAAATTCTCAACACCTTCTCTTTTTGTGTCTTTCAATAAACTTATGAATCTTTCCTTGTTATCTAAAGTAAAAATATCCATACTTCCTCCCGTTGCTATTTTATTTTTAAATTTCTGTTCCTGGGGCTGCTATAATTGTTTTAATCCCAGTAATGGATTCTATTTCTTTTTTAAATTCCTCTGAATCTCCATTTTTATCTGATATATGAATTAGTATTATGTCTTTTGTTCTTGATAAATCCCATGTCTTCAAAGCTGTTACTAGTGTCTCTAAGCTCATATGAGATTTTAAAACTCTGGCCCTATGAGGCTCTAGATCATGTAATATTTTCTCGCTATAGTTGCATTCTATTAATATATGGTCTATATTTTTAAATTTATATTTTAGATAATAAGTATCTGTAGCGAACAATATCTTCCCTAATTTAGGATGCCCTATAATAAAGCCTAAAGGCTCAAATGCATCATGTTCAATTTCAAAAGGGAGTATATTAAAATTCCCTATTTTAAACTTCTCTGAAGCTTTTATAATTTTATCTCTTCTACCCTTAGGTGTATTCCCAATCCCGGCTAGAGTTCCCTTTGAGGTGTAAACATCTATTCCATTTTTGATTATTTTTTTATATGACTTTGAATGATCCTTATGTTCGTGGCTTATCAAACACCCTAATATCCCTTTAATATTAAAATCTAAGCCTTTTAAAATTTCATTCCAGGTTATTCCACATTCAAGCAGGAGTTTTTCATCTCCTGCTTGAATCAAATAACAATTCCCCTTAGATCCAGTTGCTAATATTTTAATCATTAAAAATCACATTCCATATCATCATGCACTACTTCTGCTTGGACTTCTTCTATAATATCGGAATCAATAGATTCTTCTATTTCCACATCTATTACCTCTTTATTAGCTTCTTCCATTATTTCTTTATCAACTTCTTTTTTTGTCACTTCTATAATATCCTCTGGATCATAATCTTTTGTTCTGTTTATTGCCGCTATTAACAAATCGCTATCATCAGAAGTATTTAAAAAGTTCTTGCAAGCCCTATTAATAACTGTTTTTTTTGCCATTTCATCACTAAAATTCTTATGTGCCAAGCTTTGTCCCTTTGCATTTCCTTGATTCCATGAATTTTTAATTTGACTTATATTCATCACCTCAACATAATCTGGACCATTTTCTCTTACTACAATTGCATATGCACCCTTAATTTTTGTAGTATCAATATTCTCAAATTTCTGTTCATGCTTAATTATTTCTTTGCATCCTGTTTTTAGATTAAGCTTGTACTCAAATTCATCACCAGAATAAATTACATTAGCAAACACTTCTTTAACGCCTTTAAGCCTTTTTACTGAAGCTATATTTCCCATATAGCTTTTCATAAGAGTTAACTTATCTCCCATAGGAATGAAATAACACTGTTTTTTAATAGGACTTAACCCTTGTATTGTCATATCTAATAATGCATTTATAACACTTGCCTTTGTACATGCTTCTAATACTGGAATATTAACATTACCTTTTTTTACAGTTTGTTCACTAAGTATTAAATGAGCACTTTTAAGGGCATTTTGATAGCTATAATTTGAAGGGAAATTTATTTCTCCTTCTTTTTCTAAAACTTTTATTCTGTTTAAAACCCCATCTGTAATGTTTCTTTCTTGTGTTGTCTGAATTTTATTTTTCTCCATGAAATCTACCTCCTAATTTATAAACATATATTTAATACTGTTGCTTTAACATTTAAAAGCTCATTAAGTTTCTTCTCGTAATCCTTTAATCTCTTTTGCTCTATCTCAATCATGTGTAAAATTATATTTTTATCAGCTTCTATTTTAATTAAGCTTTTAAATCTATCCCCTACATATACATATGGATTTTTTATTGATTTGCTATCTTCTAAAAGCTTTAAATTTGTTTTACAATCTGAAATATTATCAACTATCTCTGCGATTTTCTTTCCTACTTCTAAATTATTCATACCTTGGCTCCTTATCCTTTATAACTATATTTACAGTATCCCATTTTTTCAGCACCTTCGAACTCAGGAATACATCGTTCTTCAAACTCTTTATAAATCTCACATTCATTACATTTCTCGCTGCAGTTTTTACAATTATAAAAAAGTATTAATTCTACTAATTTGTAATAATCTCTATTTTCTTCATATGCTGCATTTATATCCGATTGTTTTCTTCTTTCGTACTCTCTTGTAGCTCCATATATATCTAATAGTACCCTTGATTTTTTAGCATCTTTATCCAGGGCGTTTAAAGCATTCTTATTTAATCTATTTTTTATATTTTCTATAGCTTTTTTAGTAAATGTAAAACCTCTTTTTAAATTTGCTTTTTCATCTTTAGTTAATGTATTTCCCTCTAATAAAATCACCCCTGAAGTCATTAAATGTAAAATAGTTATTATATTTTTTCTTTCTTCATTGTTTAGATAATCTTTCAATTTATTCCACCCTCAATTCTTTATCTTGGCTAACAACTAAATTAATTACCTGACTATTAGTTTTTATAATGTTATTTACACTTTCCCTATTATCTATAAAAATAGGAGCAGTAACATTGTAGTGTCTTGATAAAGTATTTATTATATCTATTCCTGCATTTATCTGACTCGCTGTATTAGCATTGCTGAATGGAACACCGTCTATTAGTGCTTCACAAGTTTCATTTAATCCACCATTTATTTGAATATCAAAAAGTTTAAAGTTAACATTTTCAAATTTCTCATTTATAGTTGATTCTAAAAGTTCCACTTTTGTTTTTATAAATTGTTCTCCAAGAAACTCTTGACCTTCAAGTTTAGCGATTTTTTCTGACAGCTCTCTTTCCTCTGCCTCAAGCACTGAAATCCTCTTCCTATTTTCATTGTTTACTTCTTTTTGATATAATTTTTTATTTATTAAACTAAGTTCACATTCTAGAGACTTTTTCTTATCCTTAAACGCTGCATTATTATCTTTTGAGCTGAAATTAGTTAGAGCTATCTCTAAATCTAAAATATTTGATTTTAACTCTTCCATTCCATCAAACTTTATTTCAGAAATAGTGCTAACATTACTTAACTTTTCTTTAGCCATTTTAAGGGATGTTTGGTCCGCCTCTAATAAGTCCTTTTCTTCCGTTATCTGCTTTTCTAGTTCTGTTAACTTTTCTTCTGCTATTTTTTTATTTGAATTTAATTCATGCCCTTTTTTACTTATATTTTCTAATTTGCTTTGCTTGTCATGACAAAACGAATTGAACTGATCTTCTTTTATATGTTCTATGTCATTTGTTTCATATTGTCTTTTACAAGTAGGGCAATATGTTAAACGTTCATTAAATATAAACTCTTTTTCCTTTTCTTCTTTAAAGTTACTTCTAAGTTCTATAACTTTTTTATTAAAGATGTCTATATTTTTAATTTCATTTTCTTTCTTTCTTTCCAAAGATTCTATATAACTTTCTCTATCTAAAATCTCATTTTCTAAAGCTCTTATTTTTCTTTCTAGAGATTTAACTGGCTCCGCAGCTTCTAATCTGGCTTCTTCTTCTTTATTTCTAAACTCTTTTTTTAATTCATATAGATCCTCTTTTAATTTAAAATATTCATCGTTTGCTTTATTGCCATCTTGCAACATATCATCATTTTTTTTAATTTCTTTTAATAAAACAAGTTTTTCTTTCTCTAACTCTATAAAATCATGTTCTACAATAGAATTATTAAGTTCATCTACTCTATAAGGAATTGATTTTACTTGATCCTTTAATCTTTTTATTTTAGCTTTTACAGTTTTTGAAAAGTTCTCTATTCCATCTTGCAACTCTCCTTCTAAAGGCTTTAATTTTTCATTATATGCTATTACTCTATCTGAATCTATATCCCCTATAATATCCATTAATATTTCTCTTCGATTTTTCCAATTAAGTGTGTTAAAATAAAGTGGGTTGGATATAAGCTTAAATGTATTCTCCGCCAAGAGTTCATTTACTTTAGAATTGTATTCAGCCTTTTTTACTGGAATATCATTTATTGTATATAGTGTTTCATGCCCATCAAAAGATCTTTCTGCAAATCCTCTTTTTTTAACCCATTTCTCTTTATATAATTTGTCAAATATAATTTCTGAACCATCAACTTCTATTGTTGCTGTAACCTGATGGTCCAAATAAGGTATAACTTGTCCACCTATATCTAATGTTTTTATATCAAAATCCTTTCTATCTTTACTATCTTTATCAAACATTACCCAAGTGAAAGCATCGAATATTGTTGTTTTACCTGTGCCATTTTCGCCAAAAATATTAGTTATTTCATTAAACTCAATAATTCTTTCCTTTATTCCTTTAAAATTTTTCAGCCTCAATCTTTTCAATTTAATTTCCATATATATTCTCCTTATTTTTCATATAATAACTTGCATCTAGCTTTTTTATTGAAATTACAAGCATTAATGCATATATCCTTTCTACTGCATTTATGACAGCAGATATCCTTCTCAAAATCACATTTTCCTATCTTGCAAAGAAACACTTTTTCACCTTCTTGGAATTAATCTTTTATTAAATTTCCCTTTCCTATTTCTTTTTATTTTCCCCTCCCTTTTCAACTTATATATCTTAGATGATATATTTGCTTCTGGCCTTTCCAGTGCAAAACTTAATTCTTCAATTCCAATGATTTCATACCAATCTATAAGATACTTTTCATCTTCATAACTCCAAGGAGTACCTGATTTAGCATGAAATTTTGGATTGTATTTAATTCTTCCATAATCATCGAATTCTAGCATTCAAACATCTCCTTCGTGAGGACTAAGATAATCTCTTTACTAAATTAGCAGATTGTCTCAATACACAACAAAGCTCTTCTTCTGTTCCACTTCTATATTTATCATGAAACTTTACATCTTCATTGAATATATCCATTGAAAGATTAAATTTTTCTTGTGTAAATTCTTGTCTAATTTCATTTATAATTTTCTCTAACATCTAATGGTTCCTTATATAACTCTCCTTATTTTTATCTATACATATATAAAAACTATTTCATCTAATGCTTTCATAATTAGCTCTTGTAATACTCCTAAGTTATAAAATCTAATCCCATATTTATCTTCAAGAATATAAGCAACTTTAAAAATATCCAACTCTTTATGCTCCTCAAGTAAATTCTCTACTATCTTTAATACTGCTTGTCTAACATTTAGTGATACTTGTTTCATATCTTATTCTCTCCTCAACTTTAATTATGTAATTTATTATTTAAATTTTTATTTATATACTTTAGAATCCTAAAGCTATTCTTCCATTATTTAATCTTTCTTTTATGGATTTATTCTCAATTTCTAATTCAGATATTCTTTTTTCTAATCTTTTACGTTCTAATGGTGATAAAGGATTTACTTTACCTAAACTTTCTATTTTTAATATTTCCTCCATATAATACTTAGGAGCTTTAAAATTAGGATTTCTAGTGATTATTCCTTCACTTTCGTACTTTATTAATGAATTAGGATTAGCAAAATCCCATCTTTCAGCTAATTTCTGTCTACTTATTAATGTTTGCTCCATAATACGATTCCCCCCCCACTAAATATTTAATTGCTCTATTAATTTTTTATTAATATCATACTCACGTTTTAACTCACCAGCTTCAATTATTAGCTCCTTTTTCCTATTGAGTAACTTTTAATTCACTACTAGATATTCTTATAAGTCTATCTGTTCCTTCTTTTTTTTAAAGTTCACCTCTTTTCACAAGTTCATAAACATGACCTGTACTTATTGTTATTTTTTTAGCCGTTTCTTCGACTGTATAATACTTTATTTATATTTCCTCCTAACCTAAATTTTCATTTCATTTTTTTAAACAAACTTTTAAAATCACATTCTGGGAAAAATTTTTCATGAATAAGCAATGCTTCATCATAAGTAAATGGATATTTTCCAGAAATTTTTAAATTTAAAGTATTATAGGTCTTTCTTATTTCTTTAGCTATTATAGGTTTTTTTAATTTTTTTCTAGCAATTTCTGCCTCTAAATTGTTATACATTTAATATTTCTCCTTTCATAACTTCAAACGTTATTTCGTTTGTTGAATACATATTAAACTATATTTCGTTCATTGTCAATGATATTTTTTGTTTTTTCCCTTTATTTTTTATGATTACACGAAATTTCGTTTATTTTTATTGAAATATCTTTTATTTAATGATATTATGTACTTAACTTAAAGGAGGTTTATTTAATGGATAAAACTGAAAAACTTAAACATATAATTTTAAGTAGATACAATAGTATACGTGAATTTTCAAAAATAGTAGAAATACCAAGTACAACGTTAACAAGTGCACTGGATAAAGGTATAGGAGGTATGGCTGTAGATAGAATTATTAAAATATGTGAAACTTTAAATATAGATATTAAAACATTTGAACCTATAAATAACGAAAAAGAAAATCTATATTCTAAAGAAGAAAAAGAACATTTAGATAATTTTAGAAATCTAAATGATTTAGGAAAAGAAAAAGTTAATACTTACACTAAGGATTTATTGGATAACCCTAAATACAAGAAAGAAGATAATAAAGTTGTTGAACTTCCTAAAAAGATAAAGGAAATATGGGAAGAAGAAGGTAAGGAACATTTAATGCCTATAGCCTCTCATGATAGAGATGGAGAATTTACAGCAGAAGATTATAAGCATGATGATGATTTAATGAAAAATGATGATTTTTGGAAATAAACATAAAGGAATGATAAGGATTGACTTATGAAGAATTATTAATAGAAGCTGATAAGCTCGGAATAATTGTCAAGGAAGCTGACTTAAAAACTAAAGAAGGGCACTGTTATGGTAAGAGAATTGCAATTCATAAATATTTATCTAACTATGAAAAGGCATGTGTCCTAGCCGAAGAACTAGGACACTATTACCTTACTGTTGGTGATATAACAAATCAACTATATATTAACAATAAAAAACAAGAGTTACTAGCTAGAAGATGGGGATACAATAAAAAAATTGGACTCATAGGTTTTATAAAGGCCTTTGAGAGTGGATGTGTTAATAGATATGAAATGGCTGAATGCCTGAACGTCACAGTTGATTATTTAAACGAAGCTATTGAATATTATGCTAGTAAATATGGAATAATGCATAGAATAGATGATTATATTATTTATTTCTCACCTAATTTTTATATTGGAAAAGCTTTCAATTAATTTTTTTAATTACTAATAGAACATATGTACTGAAAGGAGATTTATTATGGATTATAACATTACCTATAGACAAAAAGATAAAGGTTGGCAATATATAATAAGTTATAAAGTAAATGGAAAATGGAAACAAAAAAGTAAACAAGGTTTTTCTACTAAAAAAGAAGCTAAACCATTTGCTGAAAAAGCACTAAAGGAATTAAAAACAGCTTATGAAAATGAAAAAAATATAATAAATGAAAACTATGATTCAATAACCTTTAAAGAATTAACTGATATATATATTGAACACTCTAAATTATATAAAGAATATAATACAATCCGTTCTTATATTAATTATGCAAAAGCTTTTAAATCTTTAAATGATATGAAAGTTATTAGTATCAATAAAGGAACAATTCAAAAAGCTGTAGATTCCTTAGTGACTACTAAGTTAAGTAGTTCAACAATTAAAGAATATCTTAAAAGATCAACATTATTCTTTAAATACTATATAGAAAATTATAACCCTAATTATTCTAATCCAACTAGAAATATAGTACTCCCTAAAATCGAAAAAGCTCAAAATAAAAAAGCTTTAACTAAAAAGGAACTAGATTTATTACTGAAAAGCTTAAAAAAAGAAAATTATGATTTTTATATTATATCATTATTAGCTGGAACTTGTGGTTTAAGAGCTGGTGAAATACTTGGATTAACATGGAATGATATTGACGAAATAAATTCCACACTAAATATCAATAAACAATGGAAACGCCTTGATAGAAAAATTTATGGCTTTGGTAGACTTAAATCTAATAATTCTAATAGGATTGTTCCTCTTCCACAAAAAACTTTAAAAGAATTAAAAGAGTACCATTTAAGTTTAGTTGTAGATATAAATAATAGAATATTACCATTTAATGAAACTAAAATCTATAATCTTAATACTAAATTGAAACAACTCTCTGATATTTCTATTCATGAGTTACGTCATACTTATGCTACTCTTTTAATAAGTAATGGAATTGACTTTAAAACTGCCGCTGATATATTAGGTCATGATGTTGAACAACTAATCAAAACATATAGCCATGTCACTGATGATATGATGACTAAGGCAACTAATAAGATAGCTAAAATTTTTTAAATAATATTTTTGACGAATTTTTGACGAAATTCCATTAAAGTCCTTTATTTCTGCGGTTTAAACATATTTTTAGGATTCCTTGTTTGAATCCATATCTCTCCAGGTCCATTAAACTTACAAACTAATCCTTCTCCACCTGCAATTGATCCAAATAATCCTGATATAAGTTCTGTACTATATCTCATGTTACTATCCCATAGAACTAAATGATCTGAATCAACTATATAAGTTTCATTTTCAGCAACTACTTTCTTATGAATTGCTCCATAAGCACTTATAAATAATGTTCCAGCTCCTGATGCCTCCATTTGAATTAAACCTTCACCTGAAAGCATACCATTAATTCCACCTGATTTTGTATTTACATCTATTCCTTCCGTTGCTGCTAAAAAACTTGATTTTCCCAATCTATATCTCTTTTCTCCATTTAATTCTACAATTTCTATATCACCTAAAAACTTAGGAGCTAAAAGCAATTCTCCATTCTCTTTAGCGGTAAACTCTTGAATAAACATTGATTCTCCTGAAAATATTCTTCCTAAAGTCTTACTTAAACCTCCTGTTTTAGCTTTAGTATTAAACACATCATCCATAGATACCATTGCTGCAGATTCTACTATATATTTTTCACCTTGTTTAGCATTTATTTTTAACACCTTATTAGTATTTCCATACAACAATTCAAATTTTGTACTCAT